TGAACCTGATTTAAAACAGGATCTCACAGACGCTTATCAACAATCAAAAGAAAATCTACAGGCAATCATAGATCAAGGTCACGATGCCATGGAAGAAATACTAAACATAGCCAAAGCTGGCCAACACCCACGAGCATTTGAAGTATATGGCACACTATTAAAAAATATGGTTGATGCCAATAAAGAATTATTGGCCATACAAAAACAAATGCGTGACATGGATGAAGAAAAGAAAAAAAATGCTGGTACCAATATTGACAAAGCCATTTTTGTTGGTTCAACATCTGAACTGAGTAAACTGTTGAAGAATAATGCCGGCAAAGAATAAAGAATCTTACCGTGATAACCCTCTACTCAAACGAGTAGGTGTTCAAGTCAATTTTACCGAAGAACAAGTTGATGAATATATCAAATGTTCTAGGGATCCTATCTATTTTGCCAAATACATTAAAATTATTACACTAGATGAAGGTGTAACCGATTTTAAAATGTATGATTTTCAAAAAGATATGATACAAACATTTCACAAAAATCGTTTTACGATTATGAAATGTCCACGGCAGGTTGGTAAAACTACCACTACCGTAGCATATCTTCTTTGGACAATACTTTTTCAAGATGCACAATCAATTGCCGTTCTAGCCAACCGTGGTGAAACAGCTCGTGGCATTCTTGGCAAGTTACAGTTAGCCTATGAGAATCTACCCATGTGGTTACAGCAAGGCGTGGTTGAGTGGAATAAAGGTCGAGTAGAACTAGAGAATGGTTCAGTTATTATCGCCTCCTCCACGTCATCCTCAGCGGCTCGTTCTGGTTCGTTTAACATTGTATTCTTAGACGAGTTTGCTTTCGTACCATCCAATATTGCTACCGAATTCTTCACTTCTGTATATCCAGTTATTACCGCTGGTACAAGAACAAAGATTATTATTGTTTCTACACCCAATGGTATGAATCTGTTCTATAAAATATGGACAGATGCCATCAATAAGAAAAACAATTATGTTCCGTTTGAAGTTCATTGGTCGATGGTACCAGGTCGTGACGAAAACTGGAAAGAAGAAACAATACGAAACACTTCTGAACACCAGTTCCGCCAAGAGTTTGAAACAGAGTTTTTAGGTTCGACCAATACTCTTATTTCTGGTACTAAGTTACAGTCAATGACATATAAAGAACCTATGGCTGAACACGATAAGATGAAAATCTATGAATACCCAGTCAAAGGAGATGATGAATCAACCAAAGACCACCTCTACTGTATTTGTGTGGATGTTTCAGAGGGTAGAAACTTAGACGCTTCGGCATTTTCAATATTCGATATATCAACCACACCATATAGGCAGGTGGCAACATACAAGAGTTCATCAATCTCACCAATATTATTTCCAACGGTGATTGTCAATGCAGCCAAAATGTATAATGAGGCTTACATTTTGGTAGAGATAAATAATAATCCACAGGTAGCGGATATCATACATCAAGATTTTGAGTATGAGAATCTTTGGAAAATATTTACAGGAAACAAAAAACCACAACAATTATCTTCAGGTTTTGGTCGTGGAGTCCAAATGGGACTCAAAATGTCGGTTGCTGTTAAACGAGTTGGTTGTTCCAATCTTAAAACTTTAGTTGAAAGCAACAAACTATTAATACCTGATTTCGATACAATATCTGAATTAACCACTTTTACCGCAAACAAAACATCTTTTGCGGCCGAAGATGGTGAAAATGATGACTTGGTGATGACTTTAGTTGTTTTTGCTTGGGCAGCCACACAAAAATACTTTAAAGAAATCGTAAGTCATGACATAAGAAAACAGATTCAGTTGGAAAATATGAACCAACTGGATGAAGAAGTGTTACCAGCCCCTATTATTGATGACGGTAAACAACATAATTTTGAAGTGATGGACGGTGACCTTTGGGAAGTTGCAAATGGCGATGAGATTTATTCAGGTTTCATTAGGGATACCTTAAAAAATCTATAAAAGTGACTATTCATAAATATTAACATGGTATCTTAGTAACCAAAACAAAACAATATCAAGGAGATAACAAATGGCATTTCAAATCTCTCCAGGCGTAAACGTATCTGAAGTCGATTTAACGACAGTTGTACCTTCAGTTCTGACTACGGCCGGTGCATTTGCTGGAAAATTCGTATGGGGTCCAGGAAACAAAATAATTTCTGTTGAAAATGAAGTCAACTTAGTTAAAACATTTGGTAAGCCAGATGCAAATACTTATGCTTCGTTTTTCACTGCTGCAAGCTTCTTAGCTTACGGTAATAATCTTAAAGTAGCTCGTGCTATTGGTCCTAGTGCTAAAAACGCTAGCGCAAATTCTAGTGCTACACAAATTGCTGTTGATAACGAAGATACTTTTGAAGCTTCGTATTTAAATAACAGCAATGGTAATGCTTACGGTGCTTTCATGGCACGTTATCCTGGTGCTCTTGGAAATTCTCTAACAGTATCCGTTATTGATGCTGGTGGAAATTTCAGCACATGGAACATTAATTCTGTTGGCGTATCTTCTTACTTTAATGGTGCTCCAGGAACATCCGCTCAGGCAGCTGCCGCTGGTGCCGCTAACGATGAAATTCACGTTGTAGTTGTTGATTCTGGTGGTTTGTTTACTGGTATCAAAAATACAGTATTGGAAGTTTATCCATACCTCTCTAAAGGTTTAGATGCTACCGATTCTTTAGGTAACTCAAACTATTACAAGAATGTAATTTTTAATAAGTCGAAGTATGTTTATGCTATCGATCCAGTAAGTTACGCTACAACCAGTGCAACTTGGGGTGATGCTCTGGCTAACACCAATTATGCCACAGTTGCAACAGCAACAACACTTTCATTGGGTGGTGGTGTTGAATCTACTCCAACCGACTCTGAACTACAAACAGCTTATGCTTTATTTGTAAATCCAGATGCAGTTGATATTTCTTTAGTGTTGGCTGGTGATGCTGGTAGTTCAACTCAACAGTATATTATCGACAATATTGCCAATGCTCGTAAAGATTGTATGGCTTTCGTATCGCCTCCTGCTTCTACCGTTGTCAATAACTCTGGTTCAGAAGTTGATGATATCGTAACATGGCATACAGCGTTGGCTCGGTCAACATCTTATGCTGTTGCTGATTCTGGTTGGAAGTATATGTTTGATAAGTATAACAACACATATCGTTATGTTCCATTAAATGGTGACATAGCTGGTACCTGTGTGTATACAGATTCAGTTCGTGATCCATGGTATTCACCAGCAGGATTTAATCGTGGTAATCTAAAGAATGTTACTAAGTTATCTTGGAACCCAACCAAGACACAAAGAGATTCTTTATACGCCATTGGTATCAATCCAGTTGGAACATTCCCTGGCCAAGGTACTGTATTGTTTGGTGATAAAACCTTACAAACCAAACCATCTGCATTTGACCGTATCAACGTCCGCAGATTGTTTATTGTATTAGAGAAAGCAATCTCTACAGCTGCCAAGTTCTCATTGTTTGAATTCAATGACGAATTTACACGCAACCAATTTGTTGCATTAGTTACACCTTTCCTCCGTGATATTCAAGGTCGCCGTGGTATCTATGACTATCGTGTTGTTTGTGATACAACAAATAATACACCACAAGTCATTGATTCCAATCAATTCGTTGGCGACATCTATATCAAACCTGCTCGTGCCATCAACTTCATTCAGTTGAGTTTCGTAGCAGTTAGAACTGGTGTAGATTTTACTGAAATCGTTGGTAGAACTTAATAAATAATTCAACGAATAGGAGAAAAAAATGGCATTTAATGTAGCAGAATTCAGATCAAATATGATTGGTGACGGAGCCCGTCCTAATCTATTTCAGGTCTCTCTCGTATTTCCAACTATTGCAGCAGGCGGTACAGCAGCAGGTCAAAAAGCCACGTTTCAAGCTAAGTCGGCTCAGTTACCTGGTGCAACAATCGGTACTGTTCCTCTGTATTATTTTGGTCGTGAATTAAAGTTTGCTGGTAACCGTACCTTTACTGACTGGACATTACAGATCATCAATGATGAAGATTTCACAATTCGCAATGCGATGGAATCATGGATGAACTCTATCAATAGTCACGCTGGTAACCTACGTAATAACCAAGCTGCAGCACCGTCTGGTTATTCTGTTGATGCACAGGTTACTCAGTATGGTAAAACTGGCGATGCATTGAAATCGTATAAGTTTGTTGGAATGTTTCCTGTTGATATTGCTCCAATCGATTTGGACTGGGGCTCGAATGATGTTATCGAAGAATATGCGGTAACATTTGCCTATCAATGGTGGGAAGCTGAACAGACAAGTTAATATACATCATTATACGGAGAGAATTTCGGTTCTCTCCATTATGCTTTTTTGAATTGGAATAAAATACTATGGCAAATAAATTCTCACTTTTTGGCTTTACAATAGCACGAAACAGGGAAGAACAATCCCAAGAAGTGCAACAATCTTTCACGCCTCCTTCAAACGAAGATGGTGCTCTTACTATTACCTCAGCGGCTTATTATGGTACATATGTTGATCTAGATGGTACAGCAAAAAATGATGTAGAACTTATTTCACGTTATCGTGAAATGTCAATGCAACCTGAAATCGAATCAGCCATTGATGATATAGTAGGTGAAGCTATTTGTCAAGATGATGATGGTCAAATTATTAAACTGGTGTTAGATGATTTAAAACAACCAGAAAAAATTAAAGCCGCAATCAAAGCAGAGTTTGAAACAATTATGCGCCTGTTAAATTATAAAAACATGGCACAAGATATTTTTCGTAGGTACTATGTTGATGGTCGTTTGTATTACCACGTCATTGTGGATAAAGAACAACCAATGCAAGGCATTAAAGAATTACGTTATATCGATCCACGAAAGTTAAGAAAAATTCGTGAGATGAAAAAAGAAAAAGATCCAAGAACTGGCGTAGAGGTAATGAAAGTTATCAATGAATACTATGTGTTCAACGATAAAGTTACCACTGGTGCTTCTTCTAACTTTGGTCCAGTTGGTATAAGAATTACAACCGATTCTATTGTTTCCGTTGTTTCTGGTTTGATGGATTCTCGCCGTGCTGTTGTATTGTCGTATCTACACAAAGCAATTAAACCGCTCAACCAGTTACGCATGATTGAAGATGCAACGGTTATCTATCGTATCTCACGTGCACCAGAGCGCCGCATATTCTATATTGACGTAGGTAATCTGCCAAAGTTAAAAGCAGAACAGTATCTCCGTGACATCATGGTTAAGTATAAAAACAAGTTGGTCTATGACGCCAACACAGGTGAAATCCGTGATGACCGTAAGTTTCTATCAATGATGGAAGATTTCTGGTTGCCACGCCGTGAAGGTGGTAAAGGCACAGAAATCACCACACTACCTGGTGGCCAAAATTTAGGTGAGTTGGAAGATGTTAAGTATTTTGAAAAGAAATTATACAAATCACTTAATGTTCCAATCTCTCGTTTAGAACCAAACCAAGGGTTTTCTCTTGGTCGTGTGGCAGAAGTTACACGGGACGAATTAAAGTTTTCTAAGTTTGTTGATCGTCT